GCGTACTCACTACTATAGCCTAAATCAGCAATACTAGACGTGCTGTGTATGTCGGCAATAATTCGTTGTATAATTGTTTGTCGCTTAACTTTAGCTGGAGGAGAAATCCAAATACCAGTAGTAAAGGTCATAGTAGCTATGTCTAACGATTCGTCAACACCTTGCGGAATATTCCTACTAGTCCAATTAATATCGGTCATTTCCATCTCAAAAACGTTAACCCAATTAAGGGGATTAGAATCTGATTGTAACTGGATGCCCGGATTAAATAATATCATCATTTGTTCTAACAATTGTAATTTTGTATCAGTGTTTGTAGTCCAGATATCAGCTTTGAATGTTAATTCGTATGGGATTGGCATGTAGCGTTTGGTGGTATATAGATTCCCTTGTGCTGATGAATAACTTCGCGTCTCCGGATTCCATTTCCTCTCAGCTACTTGCTGGGTGTCTACGTGTGTTGGATCCTGCATACGATTTCTTGCAATTTTTAAACTGTCGATACTTATGGCAATAAGCGGGGCAGAGTTGATTACATTTTCTGAATTATTACGGAGTATAGTCGCAACCATTCTTGTACTATCGCCGTACTGGACGGGCACTCGATTATACCTTGCTACACCATTAACATATTCTCTGACTTGGAAGTGAGAAAATACCCTGATGATCTGTAGCAGGTACCGTCGGATTTGCTCGTCGTAAAAAAAATCCATATTTGACATATATTACCTTACTTAAACGACTTGACCGGTGTATATTTTGTGCGCTTTCCGTCCTTAGTAGCGGTTAATAGCTCCTTGCGGTTGCTCTCCACTTTACGAACTGAAACATGTACCCACCCATCATTGCTTGGCTTTCCGTTGTTATCTACATAATACTCTAGAATAATTTGGTCATACTTACAATTATTTTTTACCCACTCGGCTAATTCTTTATTGTCAATACCTTCAATCTCAAAATCGACCGCCTGTCCTTTAGTGTGTAAAGAGTTAGTTGCCCCACCAATCCTAGAATTCAATTTATCTGATCTAAATCCCGAACTTACCTTTACTGGTTTACCGAAATGAGCACGTACCGGTTCTAGTACTTGTTCGCAGAGAAACGTAAGAGCTTCGAGAATTTCAGCACTCGGTACATTGGCAATTTTTTCCTTTGTTGCAGTATCCGACGCGGTCATTTCTTTTACGCTGAAGTTTTCTGTTATTTTTTTCTTTGTAGTCATCTTGTATCCTTAGTTATCGGTCCTGGGCCGAACGACCTTGCTTAAATTTGTCTTTTCAGGAACTACCTGACCTGTCTGATCATCGATTCTCGTGTTTGGGTTGTTTACAAACTGGGTGAGAATCCTATTCGCGGCGGCCCAAACACCACGTTCATCTGTTCCAACATTCGACCACCGTGTGCCAGTCTTCTTAAATAATCTATTTGGCGAAAAATCTGTACGTAAGAAATAATCTCCTTCATTAGCGACCGGAAAAGTTTCACCGCTACCAATTAAGCTAACGCCATTTGGTGGCATACCGTCTTGCCCACCAAAATCAATTACGGGCTTATCCGGAACTTCCGGATCAAAATATAGATGAGCCGTATTCCTATACTGCGGTGCGTAAGGTACTTCAGACGCAGCAGCGGCCAAAATAGCATCATTAATAGCAATAGAGTCCGAGTACGTACTAATAAGAGTGCGTAAATCTCCTTCAACTTCGCCAGTCCCAAGAATATCCCTGTACTCTTGGCTGTCAGTTATTGGGCCTAACTTGACTCGCCATAAATGCGGCCACCAACCTGGATCGTACCCTGCAGATGGTCGACTACCGTCCGTTACAACGTGGAATCGATTGATCGCATCGTCACTACCTAGTAATAAATCATCACGCTGGTGCGGTAACTCGATAACATCACCCGGCATAAGCTTTCTTCCTAGAGCCTCAACCATACTCTCGATATGAAAGTTTACAAGTAACGTACCGTTAGATAAAAATAATCCAAATTGTGTCAAATCGAAAGCATCACCATCAGATATACTGTACTGGCCGCGGAGCTCATAAATGTTTTTATCGTATTTTCTATCTCTATTTTCTAAGAATAGCAAATCTTGAATAAATACCTCTGTTCCACCGCCCCCAGAACTAGGTCGAGTAGCATCACCCGTATCAGGGGTATCGTGAACCCCAAGATACTTATGAACTAAGACCGAAGTCCCCCCGGCGAAAAGATGCTCACCGACGACGCGATCTATAAAATTAAAATCGTTCCCTTTGATCGGCTGCCAAAGACTTAAACGTGGCATCTACATTGTCCTCATAGTAATATAACACTATTTATCATTCCGAGGACACCGCAAATACCAGTTTTGGCTAAATATATCACAGAACCGCTTGACATTACTAAAAAACCGTGTATACTCCGCGGTTGTTACTTAAATAAAGAGAGAGTGAAAATGGATTGGTTTAATATAGTATTTGTAGTATTTGTGATGATTAACACTTATTGCTCGTACACCGCAGGAAAACGCAAAGGAACTATACATGCGTTTTGCTTCCTAAAGGAATTTAACTGCCTGAAGCCCATCAGAAATTTAAAAGGAACAAAAGATTGGCCGGAGGCAGTAAAGAAAATGTACAACACCCCGCGCGATTTCCTATAATCAAGTAAAGGACCAAAAATGGCACAAAAGCATAAAAAGAAAGTTATATACCTCACAAAAGAGCCAGATTGGACTCGATTGCAGCAAGCAAAGACTGAAGAACAAAAAGTAGCAGCATTTAAGAGTGTTGAATTTTTCGTTCATTACGAAATCGATATTAAGGCAAAAGCATCTGCGATGCGACTGTGGATTAAAACTGCCAGTGGTTGGAGCACAAGCGATCAAAAGAAAATCAACGAGCTACCAGACTACTATTTTGTTACAGCCGGCAAGATCGCATTCATTACAAAAAAATTAGGATATATGCCTAAACTGCAAAAGGCACACCTAACAAATCAGAGACCAATCTGGGTAATAGCTAGTGACAATCATGAGACAGAGCTAGATGATGATGACGGCCTCCCAAAGAAAAAGAAGGTGACTATTAGTATACAAGCAAGAATGGTTGAACAGGTCGTGCATTTATGTGGAGAATGGGAAGCCACTTTAGATTTAATCGTTTGTGGTGAGTTCGACGTAAAGAAATTTGATCCGTATAACGGTATGCTGATACACGATGGTGGAATCATCAAGCCAAACCACGCGAAGATTATTAAAGATATGTATTCGAGCGGTTACGCAGAGGCACTCGAGATAGTAAGCTGGGAAGACGAGGATATTAAAGAAGCATACGCCCATTTCGATGCAAAAACACGCAAGGCGTATCTTGAATTTCACGAAAAGATTAATACGGCGTGCGATACTTATATTAAGACTGGCAAAGCTCAAAGAAAAACACGCAAACCAAAAGCGATAAGCAAGGAAAGACTAGTAAATAAATTAAAATATAAAGTGAACGATAGCAAGCTTGGTATTGCGAGTATTAATCCTATTGATTTGGTTGACTCCCAAGAGGTTTGGGTGTATAATACTAAGAATAGAAAAATTGGAGTATATTATAAGGAATCAAATAGGGTATTTAAACAGAGAAGAGCTCATTACTGAGATACAGTTACGTCTTGCAGATCGAATAGTAGACGTGGAGCTTGATCGTGAACATTACGATATCGCAATAAACAAAGCGATATCAATTTACAGACAACTCAGTTCTGGAAGCGTTGAAGAAAGTGTAATATTTTTTAATACTGAAGAAGGTGTTACTGAATATACTTTGCCAAACGAAGTACAAGAAGTTCATCGATTATATAGACGCGGTATAGGTTCTAACGGCGTCGGCAGCAACTTCGATCCGTTCGACGTAGCATTTAACAATATGTATATGTTGCAAGCGGGATCAATAGGCGGTCTTGCTGTTTTCGATGCGTTTTCACAATACAAAGAAACGATTGGTAGAATTTTCGGCGGCGAATACGATTTTATATGGAACAGAAATACAAAAGTACTCAAAGTTTTAAGAAATATTAAAAATGTAGAGGAAATTGCAGTTGGTGTCCATAACTTTGTACCGGAAAGCATACTTTTAAGAGACCTGTATGCTAGTCCTTGGCTATCAGACATGTCCCTCGCACAAAGCAAGCTAATGCTAGGCGAAGCAAGGGGTAAATTCACCACCGGTCTTCCTGGTGCGGGCGGCGCGATAATTTTAAACGGTGAAAATCTTAAATCTGACGCAAAAACTGAGATAGAAGAACTGCGTCTGGCGATACACAATATGGAGGAAGGCAATTCACACCTTCCGTTCATAATCGGATAAAGGTTCCAAGAAAAGATTTAATATTTTTGTTATAGGACACTAACACATGACACACATTATCGGTCTCGTAGGTTTGATCGGAAGCGGAAAAGGGACAGTAGCAGAACTGTTTTCCAAAGCGGCCGATTGTACAACAGACAGTTTTGCTAAACCACTCAAGGACCTAACAGCCTCAATTTTCGGATGGCCTAGACCCTTACTTGAGGGTGACACTTCAGAAAGTAGAGATTTTAGAGAAACTCCCGATATTTTTTGGAGTAGAAAAACAGGAATACCCAACTTCACCCCTAGGTTGGCACTACAACTCATCGGCACCGATGTAATGCGTAACCATTTCCATGAAGATATATGGATGGACAGCAATACAACCTAATACCCACTAATATCAGTAAACTTCTGTAAGACTAATGATTTCCGTGTGATTAGATAAATATAATTAATCTACACATTAGGAGAAAGAAAAATGGCAACATTAGCATCACCAGGAGTAAGTATTTCCGTTACTGATGAGAGTTTTTACGCACCAGCTGGTGCGGGCACTGTACCTTTAATTGTTATCGCAACAGCACAAGATAAGACAGCACCAGACGGCTCAGCATCAGCAGATTATACCACCTCAGCAAACGCAAACAAACTACATTTAATCACCAGCCAACGAGAACTTTTACAAGGTTACGGCAATCCATCATTCAAAATTACTGGTGGAACACCAGTTCACGGTGATGAGACAAACGAATACGGGCTTTTGGCAGCTTACAGCTTCTTAGGATTATCTAACCGTGCATACGTGCTACGTGCAGATATCGATTTAGCTGATTTAGATGCATCCGCATCCGCACCAAGTGGTGATCCTGCAGATGGTACTTATTGGGTTGATACTGTTAATACAGTATGGGGCCTTAAACAATGGAACGGCACAGCTTGGGTTTCTAAAAGCGCGTCCGTTAAACAACCAACACCAACAGATTTAGCTTCAGTAACAAACATCCCTAAGCCAGCGTACGGCGTCAACGGAAACTTTGCTGTAGTTTACATAAATCAAAACGGCAGTATGCCAGTAGTTTTTAAATTTTATGAAAAAGTTGCTGGGACTTGGGAACAAATCGGAACACCAGCTTGGGTTGGTGGTTTAGGTGGCAGCGTAACTTTCCAATACGCAACACACACTACTATTCCATCAGGAACGACTACTGGTGATGTGTTTTTGCAAACAACCGCACCGAATAACGGCACAACATTTGTTGTTAAAAAATATAATGCTAGTACCGGGCAATGGGTAATATAACCTCTGGTCTCCATTCTAACTTCGATACCTTTGCATTTACATCAAGCGCGGTTGCGGTGGTTGGATCAACTGCTAACGCAACATTGTGGTACGATGCGGATATTAGCACAACTAATATTGACATGCTGGAACACGATGGTTCAACTTGGGTATCGTTGTCAACAGATTTACAAACTAAAGCTACTACACCAACATTACAAAGTGGTGGTGGTGCTCTAGCTAACGGTGATATTTGGATCAACAGCAGTGATACTGAAAATATTACTATTTACAAATATAGCGGTACTTCATCAGCGTGGGTATTGGTCAAGAATACAGACCAAAGCTCGCCAGACGGTATCATATTTGCTGATTTTAGACAAACATCAGGATCAAGTTTAGATGCTGATGCACCAGCAGCAGCTCTTTATCCATCAGGTATGCTAGGATGGAACTATAGAGCAAGTGGTGGTAATGTTAAGCAGTTTAACATCAACTATACACCAGAATCGACTAATATTGGTGATGTTTGGGTCAGCTACAGTGGAAACAAAGCAGACGGATCTCCAAATTTACTAAGAAGGGCACAACGAAGAGCGGTAGTACGTTCACTACAAGCTGCAATTGTTGCTAACCAAGATATTAGAAATGAAACCAACAGGTTTAATATTATGGCTGTTCCAGGATACCCTGAGTGTACGGATGAAATGTTGGCACTAGGCAGTGACAGGAAAAATACAGTGTTTTCACTTATTGATACTCCGTTTAGACTGGGCAGTGCAGCATCAACTACACAAGCTTGGGCAAATAATAGCAATAACGCAGTAGAAAATGGTGAAGATGGGTTACTGAGTGCTTCCTCCGAAGCAGCAGTTTACTATCCAAGCGGTTTGACTACTAACCTAGACGGAACTAGTGTTATGGTTCCAGCATCACACATGATATTAAGAACCTTTGCGTACAACGACCAAGTTTCTTTCCCATGGTTTGCTCCAGCTGGTTTCCAGCGCGGCGTGGTTAACAATGTAACAAGCGTAGGTTTCTTAGACTCACTAGAAAGTGAATACGTACCGGTTAGCTTAAATGAAGGGCAACGTGATACTTTGTATTTAAACAAAGTAAACCCAATTGCTACCTTCCCAGGACGTGGAATTACAGTATTTGGCCAGAAGACATTGAACCCATTATCTAGCGCACTAGATAGGATCAATGTTTCAAGATTGGTAATCTACTTGCGTGAGCAGCTAGATGATGCAGTTAAACCATTCTTGTTCCAGCCAAATGATGAAATTACTCGTGCTAATGCTAAGGTAATTGTTGACAGATTTCTTGGTGAACTAGTTTCAACACGCGGCTTGTACGACTTCGTTGTAGTTTGTGATGAATCAAATAATACTCCAGCAAGGATAGACAGAAATGAATTGCATATTGATATTGCAATACAACCTGTGAAAGCTGTGGAATTTATTTTCATCCCAATACGTATCCAAAATACTTTGGGTACTACGGGTTAATATACCAAATCCACTACCTTGGGGATCAAACTAACAGAAATGTTAGGGGTAAAAAGGGCCTTAAAACGGCCCTTTTTTTTGACTTAAAAAAGATAAATATGGTTATGCGCATAGCCGAGATTTTAAATGAGTTAAAGAAGAAAAAAGTTCCTGGTGCAGGGGACACCACCGATCACGACTATAACCCTGGTTGGGAAAAATTAAATTGGATCAAATCGCGTGGCTCAAGGCTGGGAGGGGAAATGACTTCCAAGTACCAGCTCTTTATGCGGCGCCCGCATGCCGGCTCTGTTACCACTAGAGACAAAAGAATAAAAAACCTATCAAACAAAAACGCATACGATGACGAGGGGAATGTTAAACTAAATTACGACCAATGGGAACAGCCGCGCAAGGAATTAAGCGGTACTGGTATGCAAGACGATGATGTTAAAGAAGGTACACAGCAAACATATCTTAATCAGATGCCAACTAAAGATATGATAAACTATCTTAGAAGACACCACGATAAAAACTTACACCAGGATTATCTCAATTACTTAAACACTTTTAGCAGGTTTGTATTAAAAGATATTCCGCTAAATAGTATCAAAACTGATTTGTCTGGATTAGACAAAGCAAAGGTTGAAAATTATAAACAAATGGATTTTAGTAAGTCTCCGCCTATTGTGATGGGTGACGGGAATATACTAGACGGATATCATAGAGCCACTGTTGCTAAAGCATTAGGCATTCCTACTATAAAAGGCTATGTTGGTATTAAAAGTCAGCAAGGTGTATTAGAAGCTGCCCCGATATTAAACCCAGGAAAAGCTACACCACAGCGGTTATACGCGGGATAGTGAGTTCTTGTACGGTTGGGACGTTGAAAGTTCGGCTTGGTTTAACACAAGTATGCTCCAATTCGTGGGAAAAGTAAAAATTGACGCATACGGCCCAAGTCATACTAATTTCAACTAAGATAATTAAAACTGGAGTTAACGGTTTTAGCCCTATTATGATAAATAAACGTATAGAGAATACAAGTTCATAGGAGAACATTATGGCAGTATCAAGCGCGACTACAGAAACCAAATCAAGATTTGGTGTACCTATTACGGGAGCAACCGGTTCTGGCATAATGATGCCAAAACTAAAATATCGTTTCCGTGTTAGTTTTCTGAATAACTTCGGTGGTACATCAGAAACAACTACTTTGACGCAAAACATTCAAAATGTTACACGCCCAAAGCCATCGTACGAAGAAGTAGAAGTACATAGCTACAACAGCAGGGTGTACATTCAAGGAAAACACAAGTGGGAAACAATTACAGTAGGTATTCGTGATGACATTTCCAACCGTGTAACAAAGTTAATTGGTGCGCAGCAACAGCGACAAATTAACCACTTTCAACAAACCACTACAGCATCAGCTAACGACTTCAAATTTGATATGCAAATTGAAGTATTGGATGGTGGTAATGCCGGCGCAAGCGAGGTGTGGTTTTTAGAAGGTTGCTTCTTAACAGACGTTACTTATGGCGACCACGATTATTCCACCTCAACAGAATTTCAGAAAATTGAAATGACTGTGAGATTTGATAATGCTTCGCATTTTGAAGGTAACAACAGCGTTAACAGACGTGTATCAGGCGGTGACCCATTCCCAGTAGCAGTAGCTACAGGAATTAACACAACTGCTTAATAGCTATCTGGAGTAATTATGCGTAGTGGTGCGGGTGGTTTATATCCAAGATTTTATTTCCGTGATTGGCGGAATGCGGATAAGTTTAAGCCTAACGCTACACCCCCAAGGCAAGACTTTCAGGGGTTCGTTGATTTTTCATTCAACCCGCTTGTACTATCTTTAATCGATGGATTGGAATTACGATCACACATCAGCAGTTT